TTGTCCATAGTCCACTTGCCTTCTGGAGTAAGACTCAGCAAGTGTTCTACTACTTCTTCAACTTCTGCTTGACGATTAAAGTGTTTAAACTCAGGATAGATACTTGCGTAAGTGTCGCATCCTGTGTGAATGATAGGCAAGTCTTCAAACTTTTCTGTAGTTTGATGTACACCTGCGTCGATTAGTCCTTTAACTTCTGCGTTATAGCGTTGACCTTCGGCGTGTTGTTCCCAGCGATCTTTTTTGATGCCAGTGCCAAAATTCATACAACGAAAGTTACAACCGAAGGTACGCAGGAACACACTAGGTACTCCTACGTATTTGCCTTCGCCCTGAACTGAATAAAATGCTTCAGAGTATCTTAGCTTCATTATAGCTCCTCGAGAATGCCCAAGACTTCAGCAGCAATTAGTAAAGCACCGCCTGCTACAATAGGCATAATACCTACTGGAGTAAACAGTATACTTACAAATGCTAGTCCGGCAGCAATGCGTACAGCACTCTTTACGAGGCTGATATAAAAATGTTTCTTGCTTACGTCTACTGGTTCTGCCATTATTTTTTTCCTTCAATGAAGATCGGCGACGAGCTTATTGAATCGTGATAGTCGCCGTTACTGTGATATTCTCTAGTCGCAGTTTCTCGTACTAGGGAGGTGTTATCTTTACGATAAATGATTAATTCTTTGCGAACAACGCCATCTTGGTCACTATCAAGGACTGACTGAAAAGGGCCAAGTTCTACAGGTTTAGATGCTGCCATTAGTTTGCGTATCCTTTATTTCCTATTACATACGTACTTATCACAACAGCCAGTTTGATAAATACTTTTATATATATATAATACAACAGAGGTTTTAAAATGTCAATCTTTTTAGAAAACAAGTATTCAAACATTTATTACTCCATTATTAAAAATGCTAAATCTCAAAGTAGGATAAAGCAAGTAGGCGACGGATACCAAACTCATCATATTATACCTCGTTGTATGGGCGGAACTGATGATATTGATAACCTTGTTGTTTTAACATACAAGGAGCATCGTATATGTCACAGACTTTTAATAGAAATGACTGAAGGCGAGTATAAGCATAAAATGATGTATGCTTATTTGTTATTTGACAAATCATACGATACCTTTATGATGCCAAGTCCGCAAATCTATTGTACTGAAGAATCTTACCTTAAAATGGTAGGAACTCGTAAAAGAAAAGGTTCTTACAAACGAGGCAAAGATAATATCTTTTCTACGCCAGAAATCATAGAACAGGTTCGTCAACGAATGACTGAAGACAATCCTATGAAGCGTCCTGAACAAAGAGAGCGTATGCGACAGCAAAACAACAATCCAAACTGTAGTCCAGTTATTGTTGAAGGTATAACGTTTCCTTCTATAGGTGCTGCCGCAAGACACTTTAATACTACTCCTTATAAACTTAAAAAGCACTTTAGCGTGGAGAAAATCCCTGCTGTAGTTTAATGTTATCCATAAATTCTTTCTTAGTGCTATGATCATCATAAAATGCACCTTTTAGCACGGTGGTTTGTGTAAGTGAACTATGTGCCATGATGCCACGATTCTCGCAACAGCCGTGCTGAGCTTGAATATATACACCGACGTTTTCAGAACCAGTGGCATTCATAATTTCTTTAGCAATGTCCATTGCTAGTTCTTCTTGTAGTGTACCGCGACGTGCGCACCATTGCGCAAGGCGTGTATACTTACTAAGGCCAATAAGTGTGTCAGCGGCGATGATACCGATGTATGCTACGCCGCTTACCGGCTGGTGATGATGTGAGCACATGCTTTTTAGTTCACTGCGTACTACTAGCATACCTTTGTAAGGATCATTTGTTACGTTAGGAAACGCAGTAGCATTAGGCCGAGCATCATAACGCCCGCTCATAATTTCTTTGTAGTACATTTTCGCAAGTCGCCGAGCAGTATCTTGCGAGTTAGGATCATTGTCACGATCAATAATAAGTGCGTCTAGAACACCTTCGAACTTTTCAGTAAGATCATCAATTAGTTGTTCTTTTTCGCCTTCGTTGATAAACTTAGTAATGTTATCATTTGCGTGAAAGCCAGCGTCGGCGTCTTTAATACGCTGGATAATTTCTTCATATTTTTTCATTTATATCTCCGAGTTAATGACGTGGATGTCATATTTTATTATGCTGTATATTTAGGTTTTTGTCAACTAAAAGTCAAAAATTTCTTTAACTGATTCCATATCCACAGAATCATCGTCTTGTCGAGGTACAAGATAAACAACGTTATTGTTATCACGTCCTACATTTTGTACAATATGGAAAGACTTACAGTAGCCCTTTTCTACCCAATCATATCCCCACTTGTAAGCAGCATCAAAACAGTCACGAAGATCTTGCCAGCGTTCACGCTTAGGCACAAACATAATCTGTCCTGCTACCGACGGTTTAGGAGCATGATAAGCATCGTACTTTCGAGTACGAACAATAATATCAGATTCGTCAAACATTATAGTATTCCTTTATTTTATATATTGTACAACACTTTTATGTAACTGTCAAGTCATAAGATACAGCAAAATGCCTTGACGTATTTTCAGTTGGCGTGTGATAACACAGAACGTTTTCAATTGTAACATCACCCCGTGTAACACAGCGATCTAAATTTGTTACAAATACAGTATGCTTCCATGCTTTTTCTTTTTTAGTTAGCTCGCCTGTTTTCTCGTTGTGATCATACCACATTCCGCCGTCGTTATGTTGAGTAAATGTACCTAAGCTATCTAAGTGACTGGTAAATTTGTTTCTATTAATTAACGATGTGTGTTCTTTACGTATGCCTGGCTGCTTATGAAAGTCTCCGATAACAGCACAGTCTCGAGATTTTACAATATCCTTAAAAATATATTTGAGATCTTCTATGTTGTCTTGATCGCTAATGCCGTCGGGTAAAGAACTAAAGGTAGGATGAATATTTATAATTTGTGTGTTTTCGATGTAGTAGCTAATAGCAACACTGCCAGCGCCGGGCATTAAATGCTTTACTTTAGTGTATGCTGGTAGTTTGATCTTTTTAACATTAGATAAAATATTGTGCTTTGACGCAGTAACAATATACAATCCGTCGTCTCGTTCGTTCTGCTTTATACAGTGGAAGTAAGGAAATTGATCAATAATTGAATCAAAGTGATACTCGGGAACACGGGACATGTTAATTAGATCAACTCTATTACTAACACTGTCCCAATATTCTCGAGTAAACTGATCAAGAAATCCGTTTGATTCCCACTGTAATACTTTAAGTTTCATCTTTTTCCCATGGATATACAATCCACACAGGGTCGCGAGCTTTGTCGATTTCGCTTGCTACGTATGTCACGTTTGAAAACTTACTAGGCATGTTGTCATGTAATACAGCAACCCGCACATTGTTTCCCCATACATCTTCCCAACGATCGTTTCCCGGGTAGCAGCTACTACGCCAGTCTTCTTGGATCCAAAGAAGTGTGTTGCCGGTGTCGTTGATGTCGTCGACAATAAGAATCTTTTTGCCGTCGTACGCATCTTCGGCCATCCATGTTTTAGATTCTTGTATTTCGCCGTCTCGCAACGCTACTTTAAGAGTTTCGCATGGAATACCTAGTTCGTGTGATAGTAAGACTGCTGGCATAAGTCCGCCTCTTGTGAGTCCCACAATGTAGTCAGGCTGCCAGTTGCTTTTGCGAACTTGACTAGCAATTTTCATTGTCATGCTTGTAATAGCATCCCAGTTAAAATGTTTTTTATTCATCTTTGTTATTCCAATCATCGATAACTAAATTGTAAGCAGTACGAAATATTTCGTATGCTTTTGCAAACGCAGGATACTCTCCAGCCATTGCGGTAACTTCGTTTACGCTAGGCATACGTTCTTCCCACAACTGCTGGTCATTTAAATATATGTCGTCGTAAGACATACTACTAGAAGCAGACGTAAGCCATGCACCGTTAGTGTAAGTTGACGCTGTTATAGATGACATACTACTACTAGCTGAAGTTAGTGATTCTGTAAAGTTTTTAATAGTAGTCATGTCAATAGTTACATCACCGTTGGCTATAGGCAGTGATATGGATCCTGCTTCAACGTTGTTTAATTTGGTCATAAAGTTTATCTCCTGTAAAGAATGATTCTAGTTTTGCTTTTTGTTTTTCTAGCAAGGGCAAAAATGTATCATAATTTTCCATGTACTGCTTTACTGTAGCTATCACATGTTCTTTAAAGTGAACATAAGAATCGTAATCTTCAGTCCAGTCACTTGGATATAGGAAGTCTTCCTCTGCCATTTCTGCATAGCTTAGTCTATCAGGTACCATGGGCAATGCGTCAACTAAAGCACCTTCATACCAACTAATGCCTAATGTTTCTTGTAGATTAGCGCTAAACACTACTTTTGATTCTGCTAGTAGGGTGTGGTATTCGTGCTTAGTAAGATTCTGTTCTTGCGCTACAACAAACTGGTATTGCGGAAGCTCTTTAGCTAAGTCTTTAAAAATATCCACTTGTTTCTCAGGCGCAATGCGATGTGGAAAAAGAACAATGTCTTTCTTAGTCATGCCTCTGTACGGACCTAGCGCTGTTTCAAGATACTCCATTGGCCAACCAACTTGTACAACAGTTTGGTTAGCTTTGCGAAGATCGCTGCCGTCCCAATTAAAGAACTCTTCAGCAAACAAGTCAATGTGAAAATCAGTTGCGTAAAAGTTATGATCATAGCAGCTAAACATACTGTGCTCTGCTGAACGTACCCAAGGGGCATCGCCGATAAGGCGTCCTAAAAAGTCTTGTGGATCATAGCTGCCAGCGTGCCACATACCGCCGATTTTAATATCAACGCCTAGCAAACTAGCCATATATTTTAATTGAATTACTGTAGGGTTCCAAGCGTCAGTATAAAGAAAGTAATCACCGTTCTTTACTGTACCGTTACAAAACATTTCGCCGATTTGTGCGAGCTGATTGCTCTTATATACATTAGTACCGCCGAAATTAAGAAAAGCCCCAGGCGTAGTAGCCTGAGGCGTTTCTCCACCTGAAATAACAACTACTTCGTCGTTAGTCGCAGCACGAAGCTGTTCAGGTAAATGCGTTTTCCATTGCTTGGTATAGCGTGTATCAACAGCTTCTATATCAACAATGTATACGGTCATCCTCGATTCCTATTTGCGTTACGTGCTTTAGCTCGAAGCCACCCTTGGTGTTTTTGATAAGCTTGCCATACCGGGGCGTCTTGCTTGTATAGGTCTTTTTCGTTAAAGACCTTGCCCTCAAAACGACAGTAGTCACGGAACTTGTCAAGATCGTCAAAGACTTTGCGGATAGTAGGATTCTCAATGCCCATTTAGATGTTCTCCAATTTAGCTGGGTAATAAATGCGACAACCATTTTCGTTGTCTTCGCTTACGTTGATAGTGATTGACCGACCGGTGTACCGCTCGGAGATTTGGTCGTAAAGGTCATCTGAAATCATTTCACACGACTTGTAATCAAGCTCAAGAGTGCCTTTATTGTAAAGGTTTTCAAGCCATCGCTGAAACTGAATAAATTCAATATCTCGATCGTTATGGAATACTTCAATTTGAACCTTGAAGTGAAAGATATGACGGTGCGGGTATCCGAGGAAACTAACGTCATACTCGTCGCCAGTAGCTAGAAGAGGATCTTCTAATGCTGCTGGATATTTATGGATACCTTCTTTTTGAAAGGTAATCCAGATGTAACGCTTAGCAAGCATTTTACTCATAGTATTTCTCTTTGTTATTTACTATATTATTAATATACTACTACTTGAGCACTTTGTCAAGCTTATATTTTGACCAATCAGTATGATAATGATGACTAGTAAGATCGTGTAGTGTATGACACCAAACACCAGCATTAGTAGCTTTAAAATCTTTATCGTCAATTTTAATCATAGTGTTGTAAGGCCATTGCTTAACATGTGGCACGACTACTCTAAACTGCGGAATAAAAGTATGATACTCTACTAGGCTAGTTTCTAGTACTCCGTCTGCTGTAGTAAGCGGCAAGTCTAGACTACACATTATATCTTTGTCTAAAAAATGTTTAATCATTTTTTCCCAAGCATTCCATTGGTGCTCTTTAGGATTAAATGAATGATTAGCCCCAAAGAAAATGTGTTCACAGTCTTCTTGCTGATAGAATCGCTCAATGAAGTCGATGCTTTGGACACCGACTACAAAGAGTGTTTTCATATCATAAGCAGGCGTCTTTTCAACTTCGTAACCTGTGAAGAATGTTACGTCGTTCTGTTCGCCAGTCTCATAATCTCTGTTCATTTTAAGTTTTTCCACATACTTGATGCCATTTGAAATAGAGCGTTTACTTGCTGGCTAGCTGGATTTCTAGCAAATGCTACCCAGCAAATTACTTTTTGATCTTTGTAGTGTTCTTCTACAAACTCTCGAAAACTTGTACCTGTGGTGTATACGTCGTCTACAATAAGCACAGGATCGTTTGAGTCACCGGTAGCATATTTTTCCATAGCATATTGTAGTGCTAGCCCGCCTCGGGGAATGCCTACTACTTTAGAGAACGGCCGATTTTCAATCTCAGAGATCATAAGAGCAAGACACTCCCAATCATCTTCAGTAAGCCCGTCGCACTCGATCTTCCATTTAAGATCAAGTCCTGCGTGTGATACAAAGTCTTCTTTTACAAATATTGTCATTTTTAACTCCTATTGAAAGAACTTGTTAAAGTTAGCACTAGCGTTGATAGTCTTTTTACCTACAGCGCCTCGAGTGCCAATGATACTCATTAGATATTTACGATGTTTTTCGACTTCTTTAAGAGCTAGCTCTCGATCGTCAATACTAAAGATTTTTTCTACAACATCTTTAAAGTATAATCGATCAAATGTTTCTTGTACTAGCATCTTAGGCATTACGCCATTACTGTATTGTCTATTAGCTTCTTGAACAGCGTTAATGTGACTCCAAACATTGTGCCCCATTTGAATAGCGTAGGAGAAACTATCCCAGCTAGTCTTGCCTTCTTTACCGATCTTATTTAGATCACCCGGCGCATAAAAGCATACATCGCTAACACCAAGTCCCTTGCTAAGTGGTGAGTCTGAAAAGTTATCAAAAATGCCGTCTTGTAGTACAGCATCACGGAACTCACGTGTGTCAGAGGCGTACTTCTTATCGTCTACACTAGGTGACATTCTGTATACCCACTTAGACCGATCTTCAGTTTCAGTTTGTGTATAAATTTGACCGTTAGCAGTAGCAAGAAACGGCGAAGCGCAGTCGAACGTAACAGTAAAGTTTTCGTTGTGATACTTGCGAACAGCTCTTTGTACGTCAGTGAGCAGTACAGCCCATTCTAGTTTACTAGTACCCAGGAAGTGCATTACATCATGAATACCTTTTTCTAGCAAACCGTCAAAACGTAGTGTAACAAGACGCTTGATAGCAAGCTCGATATCGCACATATTCTGACCACCCATAGCCCACCCGTTAAAGTGTGTATCGGGATAAATGGAAGGATCGCAGTAATCTTTCATTTGTTCGTACCAGTCGTCAGCTTGTTCAAAGTTTTCGCCCTGTAGTACGTTCAAAAACTTACAAGCACCAGTACGATGCTTTTGCCAGTAGTCGTTGTTAATGCGTGTAGCATCTACTGCTTCTTGATATGTACTAACACCAGTAGCACGTTGGCCAGCCTCGGAACGTGACACCCAAGCCGGAATATCAAGGATCATGCCATAATCCATGTAAGCATCCATCCAACGAAGAACACCGTCACGTTTTTTATGTGCTTTAGGACAATTAGGATCTTTCCAATCGCCTTCCCAAACACCTTTACCGATTTGGAAACCACCCGAGTCGCCAAGTACCCAGGTGTTTTCTCTATCACGGTTTCGAACCATGTCTTCTTTCGGTGACTCTCTGTTCACGTCAAGATCTGCGTGTCCGGCCGAGTACAACGTCCACTTATACCGAAACTGTCCTTTATCTTTGTTAAGATAGTTAAGGCTCTCAACACCGTTTTTAAAGTTCGACGGTATTCGATCAACTGCGACATACTCGTCGAAACGTTGCTTGCCTACGTAAGTGGCATAAAAGCCACTCAGCGCAGGTAAGAATATAGCGTAATCGTTTTGTGCTTCAGTTAAGTTTGTATTCATTATTTAGACTGCGCTGGCAAGATGTAATCGTAAGTAGTAAGTCCGCTATCAACAGTAATCTTCATAGCGCCTTGGTCAGAAATGCTCATAGTAACATCGCCGCTAAGGTTAAGAATGCTCTGTACTTGGTTAACAGGATAGAACCAAGAGTGGCCAAGTGTACCAGATACACCTGCTTGGAATACAAACTCACCTGCGTGTGAACTTTGATCACCAAACGAGAACATCAAGTTACCGTTATCAGTAGAAACTTTAAAGATAGGCTCTTCAGAGTGCGCAGCGCTCATAAGCTTTAGACGACTAATGCTTGCTAGGCTAGGCTCGAATACAACATTCCATGTTGCGCCAGTAAACGTAGCAGTCTTAAGTTTCTCTTCGATAATTGCTTTGTTCATAAAGCGATAATCGTTTTGGAAATCACCTGCTGAATTTTCAAAGTGAATGTGCGTAGGAATAGTTTCGCCGTTGCGATTGTCTTGAATCACGTCAATTTTAGCATTTTCTCTGTACTCTGGGTTCTTTAAGTGTAGAGAAAGTTTGTCTAAGTTTGGCATACCGAACGTATCAGTAAACTCAGCAACGGGATTGTGAGTAGTAGCAGTAAGAACAACACTGCGATCTTCTGCCATCGAATCGATCTTCGTACCGTTATCACTGCCTACTTTCACGATAGAAAGGAAGCCAAGGGCGTGAGTGTGCGCTACGATATCTTGTAGAATGTCTTTCATTTTATATCTCCAATATATAACATTATAATAGTATAAATCTGTTTAGTTGTCAACAACTATTTAGGCTTTTGATTAGGTTTATTGACATTTTCTTCATTTACAACACGATCCCGCAATCCTGATGATGAAAAACGATGGTCACGTTTGTTATAGTACAGCTCAATACCACGTTTAGCACAAATAGCCCTGCCTGTAAACGTTTGGTCTCTGTACTCTTCACCAAGAATGCGAACATTGATATTAAACATATTCAAAATATCTTCTAAGTCTTGCTCATCTTGGTACGTAACGATCTCGTCAACATACTCAATCGCAGATAGTTGAACATAACGCTCAACTAGCGTTTGGATTGGCTTATTTTTATCAGGTCGATCAATACTCGGATCTGTCTGTAAGCCAACAATCAGGTAATCGCACTGTGACTTTGCCTCACGTAGCATCATTACATGTCCTGCGTGAAGTAGATCAAATGTAGATGCGGTAAATCCTACCTTCATGTTGCCTCTTTCGTTGGTGTTATAGTAATGTCTTTAACTCTATGAGGCTGACTAAGGATCCAGTCTATTACAGATACGCAATAATCAACGCTCATTTTGTTTTCGTCTACATGAGCAACTCTCGGACTGTCGAAATAGCCGAATCTTACGCTAGTAGTATTGTAACCTGCGTAGTATAGTTGCTCGTTTGCTTTATCAAGCGCATTCTTTTGTACAGCGTAAGAGTGCGGCCAGTCTTTAATGCCATCGCCGCTGTTGCTGCTTATATTAATAACACGTTTGCCCAGTTCAACAGCTTTGTACAGTAGCTCAACTTGAGTGAATGCGTCGTGCTTACAGTTAATAAACACGTCGCATTCTTCTAAGCTACTACAGTTGCCGTATTTGTCAGCTAAAGCTTTACCGAGTCCACGTCTAGCACCAGTAATATAGTACTTCAACTTAGTCTCCAAAGTTAAACAGATTGTTAAACGTATTAGTTTGCTTTGTATCTTGTAAAGGATAGTTAAGCACACCGATAAGGTTATCAATCTTGTTATCAATAATAGTTTCTGCCATTGCTTTTTCATCAAACGGCAGTTCGGTAAACCACCCGGGCAAGCGAAGCTCGTCAGTCGGGTAACCAATACTTGTATAACCTAGCGGATTAGGCTTTAGCTTACACACAATAGTCTTCATACCGTCAACAATATCTTGTGAATACTTGTCACCGTGTACTCGTTTCAGTGTGTTCCAGTTTAGAGCTGCTCTAACGTGCCCGGGCATGTTTGCTTTACCTTGCTTTTCTTCAAGTGTTCTAAACTTATTTAGGTTATTCACACGCTTAGGTGTACCTTTTTCCCATGCTGGGCGTGACTCGAAGTCTTTTCTAAACGCAATGATAGAATCAATAATTTCTTGCTGTTCAGCACCTTCAAGTACTCGAGTCAAGATCTTCAGCAAGAATTCCTGCATATAAGGCGGAGTGTCAGCACGACGTAGATCCAATCCCATGGCTTTTACTTTGCCAGTTTTGCCGTCTACATCTTTTCTGTTACCTTCATCGTCAATTACCAATGCTGCGTAACGCTTCTTAGTAATGTACAATCCGCTTTCTGCTACAATCTCTCGCCCAGCAGCAATAACGTCACTGCGTGAGCCGGGGCAATGGAACGCATCTAACATAAAGCTACCGAACGTTGAGTTTACTTGTTCAGCAATCTGATTGTACAGTGTAATTACGTTATCTTTACTCCAGGGGATTGTGCCTGCTTGGATTTCTTTTTCAAGTACAGGATAAGCTGAGAAGTAAACCGAGTCAGTATCGCCGTAAATTACAGTTTCGCCAACATGGTCATATTCGCCCGTAGTTACCTTATTCACCTCAGCACTCATATGCTTTACAATTTGACGGCCTGTAAGCGTAGTTGATTGACCGATGCGTTTATCAAAGAACCTACAGCCGGGATTAAGAATAGCACCGTACAATGAGTTAAGATTAATCTTCTTAACCAACTGTCGCTTGTCCCAGTATTCAATAGCGTCTTTGTCGCCTGCTTTAATAGCTTCTTTAAGCTTAGCTTGAAGCTCTTTACGCTCGGCGTACCAACGCTTAAGAATACCCGGAATAACAGCTTCAAACTCGTGTGTAAAGATTGTACCGTTAGCACTAAGCATCCAAGGCATATTACTGTCAAAGACCAGCTTGTGTACTTCTGCTGCACTTAGTACATCCGAAGACCCGTCTTCCCAGTCTACAGTGACCATAAAGTCCTTGCGTTGTTCCATCACAGCTTCGTACTCTAACGAACCGAAGTGCCCTTCCCAAGCAGCAGCGAAGCTTTTCTTCTTTAGCGTAGTAGCTTCATGAATCATAGCATCTGTTTGCTCAGGCCGAAGCTGTCCGACAATACTTTCAGGCGCCATATTAAGTGATCTAATCACACTTGGATACAGCGAGTTCAAATCCATAGAACCGACCCACTTGTGTAAGCCCTTCTTTGGGTACGCAACATACGCACCAGCGGCGCCTGTAGTTTCGTGTTCTTTTCTGTTCGGCACCTGCATACCACGACGGTGCGCTTCGTTAACAATAGCTTGCTCTGTCACTGCTACTGCGCCCATAGTAGTTTGTAGTAGCACAGTGTTAGCGTGAGCAAGTTCGTTAGCAAGATCAATAAAACGTAGTTTCTTATCAAGTTTATCTAACAACGCAACGTCTTGTCGGTTGTATTCAATAAACTTTTCAAAGTCTTCGTTGTATAGTTGATCAAGTGTACCTTCGTATACTGTTTTGTTTTCGCCTACTTCGTATTCGCCAATAGCATCTAGTTTGTACGAATGTCGTTCTTCATACGTGTACTTGCGATACAAGTTTAGATAGTCCATATGTACACGACCGATAGTGTCATACGTTTCGCTAAGTTTACCGAACTTTTCGTATTCACGACGCTTTGGCTTTTGATCCCAAAGACAGAATCTACGTGTGTCGTCTGCGCTAAGAACACGCTTAATACGATTAACAGTGTATGGAACATCATAACCCTCTGAGTTCCAACCACTGTGTACGTCAGCGTCTTCGATCAAATCCAAGAACATTTCAAGCATAGCACGCTCGCCGTTGCCTTGTTTGTCATTGTCAAACAGAATAACACTGCCGTCTGGCCAACGCTTGTTACACATTTCTTGTGCTTGTTCAAGTGAAAGGCCTTTTGGCGGAACAGCAACAGTCACAAGTGCGTCTGCCCATTGTAGATATACCGTAATAGCTGTGATGGGCATGAACGGATTGTCAACTGGCGCAAATCCTCTTTCTGGATCAAAGTCCGTCTCAATATCCCAAAATGCTACGTTTAGTTTAGGTGAATCTTTACCAAGGTACTGTTCACTTAGACATTGGAAGATTGGGTTAGTATCACTTTCGAACAGTTTTCGATGTCGGTTAATTGAGATTTCTTTTTTAAACTCTTTAGTGTTCTTACACACAATACGAGTTAGGGGTTCTCCGTAAGTACTCTTGTACTTACCTTTCGGGTCAGCATAGTAGAAAGTGTATTTGGCTTGGACATCTTTAAATACTCGCTTGCCGTTTACACGTTCTACAATGCGAATAGTATCAGCTTCGCGATCGAAGAATGCATCAACATACGACATATATTATTTGTCCACTCCTACAGTAGTTACAATAGTTTCGAGATCTTCAAACTCGTCTTGATGCTTATCCCAGTCACGCTTAAATGCTACACGAATTGCTTTGTTAATTAGTGCAGGTTTAACGTCAAGTTCTTCTGCGATTGCTTTTACTGTATCTTTAAGACCTGCTTGTAGGTCTTCTACTTCTTGAAGAACTGTTACGCCTTCTTGTACAATACGCTCAAGCTTGCCTTTTTCGTCAGTTCCGTAGACTCTATCACTCATAAATATACTCCTAAATTATATGTAATTATAGTTTATAATGACACGGAAGTCAAGTGTTATTTTACAAAGGCACCGATTCTGCCGTGTACATCTGGGTATTGTATATATCTATATCCCTCAGGCGGCGTAGTATTCTCGCCTTCCCAGACTGGGATAAATTCTTCAGTAGCGTAGTCAAAGTCTTCGTTTCTACGAAAGTGTACTTCGATTAGTTTGCCGTTGATGTATTCACAATTAAGATATTCTTCGTTAAACTGTGTTAGTATATCAGGTAATGGAAATTCATCATCGACACGATGCCATTTTGTCCACTGTGTAAACGTGTTATCTGGTTTAGTGCCTTCGACTGCTAACACTTGTACGCCGTGTTTGTAGTCTACGCTTACGTGCCTGCCTTCGAACCATTCGCACCAAAAGAAGCCAATTGGTAAGTGTGTTGTATCTTGTTCTAAGTACTCTTTAGTAGCACCTAGGCCTAATCCAAGTGCGTTAACACAAGGGCGTACAATATAATAACCCGGAGCAGGAACATCTATTCCTGTAGGCCCGCATGTATAACCTAATTTTCTTGAAAGTATAAGTTTGTCAAATACCCATAAATGATCCGCACTAGTGCGCTGCCACACAAAGTCTTCTTCAGTGTCGTCTAGTATAGGGTTTTTCATTAATCCTTGCGTAAGGCTCGAATCATGTCGTGTAGCCTACCGCGATATTTTGGGCTTATTAGTAGCGTACTAAACAGCTCTACATACGGCTTTAGGGCTAGTTGCTGCTCGTCGCTTAGCTCGTTGCCTTGCGTCGCAAGCGCTAACGCTTGAGCAGCTTGTATGTGACTTGGAGTTTCGTCGCCTAAGTTGGTTTGTCTTAACGCACTTACGTAATCACGAGTACTGTATTCTTCAGCGACGATCTTGTTTTTCATAAGATCGTCATGATTCTTTTCAGCATAGTCTTTTGCTTTTTTAGCAGAATAAAACACTTTTACAATATCTCCGGCTTCGTTGTATACAGCCCAGAAGTTTTTGCCGTTGTCGTCTTTATCTTTAACAACATGATTGTTAGTATCGTGACCGTATTTTTTATCAAAAACTTCTCTTAAATGCATTGCTAGATCTTTTTACACTTGTTTACACGCTTGCCTTTATTACGACCAGTGCCCGGCTTTGTTCCTACTTTTTTGTGTCCCGGCCAACACTTTTCTGGTACCTTAGCTTCGTCTGTTTTGTTTTTTTTAGCGTCCTTAGCAGCCTTCTTCATTGGCTCTTCTTTATCACCGTCGCCGTCTAGATCAGCAAAGTCTGGCTTTGCTGCTTCGCCGATGCCTGCTGCTTGACTATGGTCGCCAAACGCTAGATCGTCGTGTGCTTCGGAGTAAGCATGTAGCATAGCAATAAGTGACTTATAAGTACCACTGTTAGCATCTAGTAAACGAGCAGCTTGATCTGGCTCGCCACGGTCTAATAATTGTACTACATTAGTTAAGCGATCTTTGATGCGTTGTTCGAGTTGATCCATACGATATACGCCCATGCCTTTTACTAATACTTCAGAGCGAGTGGGATCTTCGTCGTGGTGTGTAATTTCGCCATACTGTCCTTCGGCAATAATCTTACGCTCGAAGTCTGCTTTTAGTACAACTAGGTCTTTCTGGTGCATTTCTGCTAATTCAAATGCCTTTGGACTCATATTAGCACGACCAATTTTGCCTTCTTGGAAAAGGATAGCTTTATTAAGTTGACTTAGCATAGCTTCGTTAGCAGACTTTTTCTTCTTGTCTTTTAGTGCTTTCTTCATTGGCTCTTTTTTATCACCGTCACCGTCAAAATCTAAGTAATCAGGCTTCTTGCCTTCTTCTACATTGTTTTTAGCTTTTTGTGCTTGGTCAGTGCCAATTACTAGTATGCTGCCAAAAATACCGACCATAAGAACTTTAAGTAACTCTTCTTCTTGTATTTTATTTCTAAGCTTGCTGAGGTCTCTAATCATTTTATCAGTGTCTCTACGTAGTATTTTTAGGTCTTGAGCACTATGACCGCTGGTGTTAGAAACAGACCGCCCTCGGTCAACAGCTCTATCAACTAGCTCTTCTACGCCCTCAAAGCTAATGCCTGCCTTGCTGAGAATTCTTTTAACTTTTTGTGTGTTATTAGCCATTTCGACTTGTAAAGCAGCAGCACTTTTGTATGCTTGAGCAGCCTTGCCGCTAAGTTGAGCGGTCTTAATACCGTGGTCAGCAGCTTTAGCAACGTTGTTAGTGGTCCGCAAGACATCTGTGACGACGTCCTTGGCTGCCTTGGCTAATCTTAACGGATTCTCTTCTAGCTGTTCAGACTCGTTTACGTTTACATCGTAATCCATACTGTGATACACAGAACCCAAGTAGTCAGCAGCTTTAGTAATCTTGCTTTGCTGCCAGCCTTCGATGCCTTCTGCTTCACTTACGCTTTTAAGCATATCGTGCAGTTCGATAGCATACTTTGCTATTTTGTAAAGATCACTGCGTGCCATTTGTACTTCGTGATCCATTTCTGCTTTATAAGCCATGTCACCTAGGTGACCTTCTTGAACTTTTTTACGAGCCATTGGTAATTCCTTAATTGTTACTGTATTTATCTCTTTATAGGTTTGCCGCCCATGATATTGTTTGGCATATCTAGAGCATTTTTAACTGTACCGTCGGGCTTAGTAGCTTGTGGTGCTACTGGCGCTCCGTTATTTGTCTTCTTAGGTTTAGCACGAGCCGCTGTTGGATTTGCTATAGGTGTTATTCCGCCTGCGCTTGTGCCACCTACAGTAGCAGTTTCGATTATTTCTTTTATTCTCATTTTATTCTCCGATCGCTTCGGTGACATAACGAATAGTATCACCAACGGTTATAATACCTTCGGCATTATCGTCGTCTATGCTAATGTCGAACGCTTCTTCAAGTGCTATTACAAGCTCAACAGTACTTAAACTATCAGCACCTAAGTCGTCTACAAAGCTGGCAGCTTCTGTTAAATTTTCTACGTCTTGATTTAACGCCTCTGCTATTACTTGTTTAATTTTAGTTATAGTATCGCTCATTTTTTCTTCCTCCCAGATTTCATATTTAGGCACCACTGATACATTTTACCACGTTCGCCTGAGTATTTTTTTGCTCTTTTGCGTAGATCAGTTACTGAACCACTACAACTTGCTCCTGAACGCTTTACACGCCCGGGTCTGCTTTTGCCTTTTTTCTTACCGTCGGCAAAATTTTCATCAATAGGCTGATACATTTTAGTATTAGGATCCCAACGAAGCCCGTTTTGATCAGGCATAATATCTGTTTCAGCATCACGTATATCGAACTGCTGACTAATTTCAGCGTCTCGTTCTTTTTTAATGGCATCTTTCTCTTTTTGTACAGCTCTGTATGCCATTTGTTTTATCTTTTCGTCACTGCGGTTAGAATGCTTAGAGTTTTTTCTAAGTCTGTTAAACACAGCAGCAACAGCGTCGTCGAATCCCATGCTTTTTACAATTTGCCTAATTATAGAACCAGCTTCGGTAAGTTTTTTATCACCGCATTTACAAACAGCTTCGCCTGTTACAGGACAAGGACCTTTTGCTTCATTGGTCATAACAGCCTTAGCTACATTTAGTGCTTGTTCCCCGTCGGGGTGATGCGGATTTACACTAACAGTTTCACCAGCAAACAGTGCGCCAAGGTCAACTGCTTTGCCTAACCCGTCTAATACTTGATGTAAGCGGTCATGCTGGTTATAGTTTCCAGACTCGTATCCTTTTTCGCCACGTAATTCTACTCTGTGCTTGTCTTTGTTGTCTACCATGTGTAGTACATAAATATCATTACGCTTATCACGCTCTAGTTTTACAAGTACCGACTCTGCTAAACCTAGATTAAACAGTGTATTAGGGTTTGAATTCTTAGCAGCTTTGTTGTTTAGTGGCTTAGGCTTGCCGTCTTTGTTCATAGGGAACAATTTAGCAGTTTCTTTCTTATCCTGCCCGGGTCTGCTTTTGCCTTTTTTCTTACCATCGGCAACGTTTTCTTCTAAATCTGGATTATCTTCTAAGTCGTCCCAATGACTACCATCACGTGGCACTGGTTTAGGGTTAGTTAGTTTGAAAAATTCGGTGCTACGATTTGCCGTAGTACTTTGTTCTAACTTCCAATTTAGTTGGCTAGCAAGTTTTTTAGCAAATCTAGCATACAGTTTTGCTCTACCATCACTAGCATGTTCATCTCTGTTAGCATCAAAGTCAAAACTTTCTACGTGTTCGATGCCCACTGTGTTGATCCACTTTGTCATCATTGCTACTACAGTAGCAAACACTCTAAACTCATCGCCTGCATCTGTTTTGCCCATGCTCTTACCAACTGCAAAATCAATAGTAAATTGGTCATAGTTATCATCTTGGAAATCCATTCTTAACACACCGTTTGGCGTTTCTGCTGTTGCTGCAAAATTATGCGATGGACCTGGACCTTGTAAATTAAACGGATAAGGATTATCTAGTGCTTCTGTAATTTCTCTAAATCTCATCTAAATTATGCCCTCCTTCGATAAGAGCCCGTTCGTATGCTGTGTATCTTTTTTGCTCGGTTTGTAATACATCTCTAGCTGTGCGTATTGCTCTAGTGCCTTGTGGATGGTTTGGATTGATATGAACTATATCACCATTCATTAAGTCGCTTATGTTTGCTGCTTTTCCTACACGGTCTAAAACTTGATGAAGTTTATCTCTTGAATCATAGCCGTCGCTTTCGTAGCCTTTTTTGCCACGTACTTCAATACGTTGCGTGTCTTTGGTATCCATGATATGTAGTACATCTATGTCTTTGTCACGTTCTAAACGTAGTTTGATGCCTTCTGTAAGTCCTAAGTTGAATAATACGTTTGTGCTTTTGCCTTTTACTTTAGTGCTTAATGTAGGAGGACGTCCATCTTTGTCTACTTTGTTTCCAAACTTACCTGCTTCGATACTGGTTTGATTCACACCTACGTCTGGCGTTGTGTTAACACCTTTTACAATTCTACCTACGCTTTCGGCAATATCTCTAATCTTCATTTTGGGTACTCCTGGCCTTTCCAATAAGGACGACTAAACCATAGCTTAAACCATTCGTCAGTGCCCGGCTGTATATTATTCTCACGTTCTATTTGGCGTTTTTCTGTACCTGTCACGCTTATGTTAGAACCTTCATAAGCTGAGTATCCTTTGAATTCGTTTATGCCTGCTAGTCTGCGGATATCATCAAGTTCATCGGTCATTTTCTGCCGAGTCCTTAACTGCTCTTAAAAAGCCAACTATGCGTATCATAGCCACAACAATTAAAATGCTCGCTGATACAGTAAAACCAGTGTTTACCGCTTTTTCTACTCTGCTACGCTTTTTTAGTGATTTAGCTTGTCCGTGAAGTTCTAAAAATAGCTGCGCTAGGTCTGCGTCGGGGTGTTTAGATATAGCTTCTGCTAAGTTAGCAGCTAGTGCCTGTGTAGCACGCTCGTTTGGCTTATTAGCTACTACAGATTTCCTAACTTCGGAGATATTTTTTACTAGTTCTCGAACAGTTTCTCTATCTGGCTTTGCTACAGCGTTTATATTAACTGAGTTAGGTACAACACCGTCTGATTTAGTGGCCTGCTTTACAATTGCGTCAGCAAACTTTTCTGGATCGTTAAGTTGAGCAATATTTTTTGCTACTTTTAGTTGTGACTCGTAATAATCATCAAATAGATCTAACTGTTTAGCAGCACCTTTGGTATTGCCGACAGCTTTAGCAGCCTTTTTCAATAATTTAAGTGGGTTTTCGGAAACTATTTGGTTAACTTTCATTACTATGCATTAACTCCAAGTAGTTGTCCGAGTTTGCCAAACATTGCTTGCGCTTGTGGCTGCGCTGACTGCGTAACACCGGTCTTAAACGTTTCAAAATCGTTATCTAATACAGCTTGACGCATCTTACTAGCACTCATGCCGCTAGCATCGTCTGCGTCTGGATTGCGAGTAAGTCTATGCTGTTTAATACTGTTAAACTTGTAATGATGTACTTTAGTTTCAACATTGTTGTAGCGTTCGATAATAGGGAACAGCTTGTCTTCGCCTTCTACAAAGATAATATCAGTATAGCCCATCTTGTATAGTCGGTCAACAGCTAGAAGTGCTGTTTTAGCAAGACCTACAGCAATACCGTTAAAGCTTAGTCTGGCCCATTGTAATTTCTCGTCAGGACTGAGCGGATCTGTTGGTAACTTAGCAGCACGATCACTTAAGAATAAGAAACTGTCGCCTGGCTGCTGTTTAATAGCTTCGACCATTAGCTCATGACCGGCGGTAGCAGGGTTTAATCTACCAAATGCTAATACTGCTTGTTTACGCTTTTGACCACCTAAGCCAAATACTTCGTTAACACTTTCTGTTGAAACAACGTTAGCACTACCTGTCATAGCAGGCGCAGCACTTATGCCAGCAAGACTAGCTGCTACTTTTGCGGCTTTCCCGTATTTGCTGTACAGACTCTTTATTAGATTCCATAGTGATGTTACTGGCTTCTTAGCAGCTAGACCTATAATCTTAGCAACAGGCACACCAAGAATAAAAGCAGCTTCAAACAAAGAAGTGTCGCCTACTTTCTTAGCAAGATCACCTACGGTGGCATCTGGATCTCGAGCCCACTCTATAACATCATAGCTTATAAAACCGCCAGCCATTGCTAATGAACCAATATACTGACGAGCAACACTAGTGCTCATGCCAGTTGCTTGTGCGGCAAAACTTTTAACATGTTCAAAATTACGCATAGCAATTCTATTTTCTTCAGTTAGCTTTGCTATTTTTTTCTTAAACTTAATAGTACGTATTTTATCCATTTTTCGCAGTGCTTTTGGATTAAAGAACGTTGGATATTTTCTAGCATACGCTTTTGCTTTAGCAAGGTTAGCAGGATTTCTAACTACGGCTAAAGCGGCTTGGGTAGCAGATTGCTTTAAGCCTTGCTTGATACCGTGCTTTAGAATATTACCACCGACTTTCTTAGCACCTAATCCAGCAACACCGCCGCCGCCTAGCGTTAAGCCCAAGTTAATTGGATTAAGTATGTCGCCTATTAGTGGTAGTTGACCACCTGGTATTAGACCTTTGTTGCCGATGCCCTCTGGATGCCCTTGCTTTGCTAATTCTTGATATTTCTTTGCTTCTTTTTCGCTAAGGCCGAGCATTTGAAAATACTCAATAGTTTCGTTAGCGTTAAGCATATCCTGATAATGGTACTGACCAATAGCGTGAACGCTGCTCCATTCTATATTGCGATTTTCATTTAGCAGTTCACTTAGATACATTTGTATTCACCTTTTTGAATTCTCGGAAGTTCTTCGCTTGACAGAATGTTAAGTATTTCTTTAATAATCTCTTTAGCAAAAATTTCACGAGGCATATCGTATTTCTCACAGTACGACCCTACACCTTTTTTAATCATAGGCATAAAGTGCTTTGGCTTTACTGTCTTGTTTAGGTCAGTAATGTCGCTAGCTCTACTCATAGTAGGGTAGTAGTGCTTTGTATAAAAGTCTTTGTCGTTTCGCATGTACGTAAGAACGTCAGTAGGTACATCAAAGTTAGGAGTCATGTCTGTCATTACCACTTCCTACATGACCAGTAACGAGCTTTTGTCTTCGGTCCTGGATTATCACAGTTGTGTCTAGCACGAAAACTTCTACGTGCTGCGGGATTGTTTTTACGGATGCGCATAGTGGGGCGCTTGGCACTTGTACCACCGTGTCCAAAGTTTACTTTCTTTACATTACCGGTCTTTGGATCTTTAACGTACACTTTAAACTTTTTAACATCGCCACGCATTGGTTTGTTTAACTTAACTTTACGACCGCGGTACTCAGCTTCGAATAAATCATTTTCGTCAATACTGTAAGCAAGATGGCCAAACATTTCATGAAAGTCTTCGTGATCTTCTAGTGTAACTTCTTCGCTAAGTTCAATTTCTTTAAAGCGTCTATGTTCGTTAATTGCTTTAGTAGCTTCTTCAGAATAAGCAAAAGCACCGTTGTAGTGCGAGCCTGCGGTGCCTTCTACAATTGGCTTCGCAGTGCGATTCCAATGTTCTGCAATACGACGCTGCGCCATTTTGCGTTGTTCATTCATAATGTCTTCCTCGCTCATTGAGATTTCTATGTCAAAGTCTGTAATACCATTTTCTAGTAAGTAGCTTGACAGTGTATCGGCATAGTCGTCTGCTTCTGCTTCTGTAAGTGATCCGTCACCTTCCCAGTGGTATACACTAACATCAGGATCATCTGATTCTAATAGAGTAGTGTAAGGAATACCCGATTCAGAAAGTTGATGCTGTTTATTGACAAATAATCGTATGAATTGTGCCATGATAAATCCTTATATGTAGTATTTATCATAAAGAGAAGGATAGGGGAGCTATTACACTCCCCTATTATTTTTAGGTTAATCCCGAAATATTCACAGTTTCGATATCATTCGATACCATGGAGATCATGTTCAATGAAGCTCCGCCCTGGGTGTTTGGACTGACGTCGTTACGAATTTGAGCGTAAGCGTCGTTTGCCCCGTTGCCCATCAACCAAATTTGGGTATGGTTGTAATGAGAGGTGCCAGTAAAGTTGCCGCTAACACCGTCAATTAATAGTGTACTATCATCAGCAAATACAGACCCTGTAACATCGCCAGTAACGTCACCTGTGACATCACCAGTTAAATTAAATGCTGCTGTTGTAATGCTTGATTCCCAACTAGCACCATTCCACGTATATGTAGTCCCGCCTACAACATGCGTGTTGTTGATACTAGGATTGCTAGGAAATTGTATTGCCATTATCCCTCTCCGTTTTTAATATTTATCGGCACACTTAGGCTCCTGTGCCGCCGTTTAGTGTTTTTACTAGAGCTGCTAGTCGATCAATAGCGGCGCCGATCGTTGTTGGCGCCGTGCCGTTCCAGTCAGTTGGTGTAAAAGCATTGTACGCAGAGCCTGCGCCGCCTGCTACGCTAGTATTAATAGCAGCGCCGCCGATTGTAGTACCTGCTGGTAGGTCAGTCGGAGTAGTTAGAGTTAGTGTATTTTCTATAGTAACATCTGAGTTAAATATAGTAGGTGGTGTAATGTTAATTGCGCTACTATCAAGCGTATCAATATTTGCTGTGTATAGTGTATTTCCTATAGTAGCATCTGAGTTAAATATAGCGGCCGGGATAATATTAATTGCGCTACTATCAAGCGTATCGATAGTTGCTGTGTATAGTGTATTTATTTTAGCGTCTGTAGTAACATCAAGTACGTTAGTAGTTACTGTATTATTCAAGTAGTCTACAATTACAGTACTGTCGTCGCCTAATACATTGCCTATTAGATCAAGAGATAAAGTGTTGCCGTCGGCAGTGCTTTGACGAGCGTAGAGTTCGATAAAGTTACTTTCGATTTTAGCAAACGCACTGCGTAAGCTTTCGCCGTCGCCTGCTCTTTCTGCTGAACCTATGTTAATGTGTTCTTGCGTCATTCCCTCTTACCCTCAATAATTCATTAATATGCTACTGATACTACCTGTCTTCCACCCGCTTACTACAGCTCTAAGCCATACAAAGTTACCAGTAAAGTTGTAGTTTACATTAGAATTCTCACCGTCGTAGCTAACACTCGACAGTGTTATTTTATTATCATTAGAAGCAGTAATAGCTCCGGTAGTGTCTACTGTAGCAATTAGCAAAGTAGTTGGGTCAACTGACGAAAGCTCAACAGTAAACCAATCTTCGTCAGTGGGCTCTATAGCAAGACTGCCTTGTATAGCAATCTCTCCTGAGAAATTAGTAAGGTTGATTTGTACAGTATGTAAACCGTCCGAGCGACCAAAGTATCCGTCTCCTTTTACTTTGTCGCTTGTCGCAGCTTGAACTGAACTGTCCCCTGGGTGGACTTGTGATGATAAAATTGTAACACTGTTTCCTGGCATAGTATTATTTATCTGTTTTACTTAGGAAGCAACTTGTCGAGTCTTTTTATTTCAAAGCCAAACATAGAAACTACGTTTAAAACTTTATCGTCACGTACATAAAAGTAGTATGTGCCGTAATACTGAGCTTTGTTCTTTCTTATTGCTTCTATAGTGCTTGCTCCGGCACGTACATAAGTGTTATTATTTGTTTCGAGATAAGCAGCAAGGGCAGTGTCGTGTATTTTCCCTACAGTGATTTTATATTTGTACTGATCGGCAAAACTATGATAGATAGTATTAGGTTCTATGTTATCATTCTTTTGAACATGTAACTTATGTACACATGACAACTCCTTAGCAATATCACGAACCTTGCCTTCCTCATTAGAGTAGAGACTAAGATTGTTTAGTTCTACTCTTGTTTTTGTATCCGGAGCAGTTACGGTTAAGAAGTTATACAGCTTTTCGCAATCTTGGATATCTGTAGAAGTTGGTTGAAATCGACGTAGGGTCCATTTAGTCGGGTACCGCAGCGCTCCGGGCCCTGCTTGTTCGAGAGCTTCGTCCCAGTTAGCGCTGCTATTCATGTATTGCCTAGCAAAGTCGATTGTTTCACGAGCTTGAACACGATCTGCCGAACGAAACAAATGCCCTATACAAGTTATTAGCTCAAGTTTGTATTTGTATTTGTTATAGAACAGTCCGCTTGCTATTACTTCATGTAACATTTTGGTTGCTTTCGTAAGACAGAGTGATGTTCTTAGCTGCGCTAATAGTTACAGTGCCACCGTCTTTAAGCTCGCCGAACAGGATTGCTTTACTGAGCGGAGTCTTAATCTTCTCGTCAATGACTCGGCCTAGCGGACGAGCGCCCATTTCACGATGATAACCGTGTTTCATAAGATATGCTTTAGCGGTCTTATCAAGTTTTACAGTTACGCCCTTGCCTTTAAGTGTAACACGCAGGTCGCTGATAAACTTGTCAACAATCTTACCAATTACAGATTCTTCAAGGTAGTTAAACGTAACAACTTTGTCAAGACGGTTTCTAAACTCTGGCGAGAAGAATTTCTTAAACGCAGCGTCTTTGTACACTTTCTGCGCAGCATCACCAAAGCCGATTGTGTTCTTTTCACTGTCAGCAGCGCCAAGGTTTGTAGTAAGAATCAATACACAGTTAGACACGTCAATCTCTTTACCGTTACCGCCGGAGATCTTACCATAGTCCATTACCTGTAGCAGGATCTGACTGATGTCTGGATGCGCTTTCTCAATCTCGTCGAGCAACAGTACACAGTTAGGATGTTCTTGTAGCTTATTAATCAGCTTACCGGAACTATCACCATAACCTACATAGCCCGGAGGAGAACCCAGCAGCTTAGATACACTGTGTGACTCTTGATATTCACTCATATCAAAACGTACAAGTTCTACGCCTAAGTTGTCTGCGATTTGCTTAGCAGTTTCAGTTTTACCTGTGCCAGTTGGGCCCATAAACACAAAGCTACCAATTGGCTTGTTACGATCTTTAAGGCCTTCTTGTGCTACAAGGATCTTGTCTACTACTTGTTCAATAGCAACATCTTGTCCGTATACATAGCTCTTGATGTTTGACTCAAGATTAGCAAGGCTTGTAGTTTCACGCTCGCGAATGTTTTCAACAGGCATCTTGAGAACTTTAGCCATTTCAACTTCGATCTCAGAAGCCTTAACTACTCGCTTGCCTTCAAAGCCGTCGAGTAGATTAAAACGTGCGCACGCTTGATCAATAAGATCAATTGCTTTATCAGGAAGCTTTTTATCATGCTGATACTTTACACTAAGTTCAACAGAACGAGTAAGTGCGTTCTTGTGAATCTTAATTTTGTGATACTTTTCGTAGTACTTCTTAATACCAGCAAGGATAGCTACTGTATCTTTTTCACTTGGTTCTTCAACACTTACACGTTGGAAGCGTCGCATAAGCGCAGTGTCTTTTTCAAAGTGCTTGCGGAACTCATCCCACGTAGTGCTACCGATAACTTTGATAGTACCTTTAGACAGAGCTGGCTTAAGAATGTTAGCAAGATCGTTTGGATTTTCACTTTGTCCCGCTCCGGCACCGTTCATCATATGTGCTTCGTCGATATACAGAATAGCTTTTTCGTGCTGGATGAGATCTTCAAGCAGTGCGTCCATACGTTCTTCAAATTCACCACGGTAACGAGTACCAGCAAGAAGCGTGGTAATCTTAAGACTAAACACTTCGTAATCTTCAAGGAACTTAGGAACTTCTTTATTAACAATTCGGTATGCGAGTCCTTCGGCAATAGCAGTTTTACCTACGCCAGGGTCGCCAACAAGCATTACGTTGTTTTTAGAACGCCGGCCAAGCGATAGAGCAATACTTTCAATTTCTTCAGCACGACCGATAACTGGATCAATTTCTCCGTTAGCAGCCATTTCGGTTAAGTTGTCAGTATAACGTTCAAGCGGGTTTGCGTGCTTGCCACCGCCAGCAGCCAGTCCTTCTTCAAACATAAACTCACTGTATAAGAACTCAGCCATCTTGTCTTTGGTAACACCGGCTTGAATACAATAGTAAGTAGCAAGGCAGTTCTTTTCGTGAAGAAGACTTAGAATAATATCAGCTAAGCTAACTTTATCTCGATTAGAAAACAGTGCTTGTGCGAACGAGCGTTGCATTACACGTTCAACTGCCCGTGTCTTCTTTGCTTTAATCTTCCCTTCTATTACAATATCATCGCATTCGTTGAGTAGATGATTCTCTAGCCGATTCTTAAGGCTTTCGTAGTCAATGCCTAGTTCAGTTAGAGTCACTCCGAACTCTTCGACACACATGATAGCAAAGGTCAAGTGCTCAAGAGTTAGATACTCGTGCTTGAGTTTGCTTGCGTCTCTATTAGCTTTTTCAAAAGCCAATTGTACTTCTTCAGTTGTGTTTAGCATATGCTACCTTTTTTGTTAATGTTCTTATAATAACACTTTTGCGCTAAAAGTCAAGTGTTCTTTGTGTAAATCAAGTCACGAACGTGTGAAAGTTTTTCTATAATTTCTTCGTCGTGAATATCGGGCATGACAGCTTCGATTTTTAATAGTACATTGCCTGCGATTCCTGTAGAAATATTAGGAATACCGTAGCCTGAAATATTTAGTACAGTGCCGGGCTTTGTGCCTTTTCGTATGGTTACAGAAAACTCACGCCCTGTTGGTATTGTTACGGGCACCGAAGCGCCAAGCATTAAATCTAATATGTTAACAATGATTGTAGATGATATACTATCACCGGAGTCACGCTTCCAGTCTGAGTCTCCCTGAACTCTTATTGCTATTATCAATTTACCAGGCGGCATATGCGGATTTGAATCGTCGCCTAAGTTGGCAAATGTTAGCTTTTGATTGTCACGAATACCTTTAGGAATTTTAATAGTAATGTCTTTGGTTTTTCCACTGGGCAACTCGTAGCTAATGTCGACATGTTTATCAGTAAACTGATCGCTAAAGTTTATAACTTGCTCAACAAGTATGTTTTGGTTATGCTGCATACGCTTATAGTAAAAGGTTTGGTTAAGCCAGCTATCAAAACTATCACTTTGTTTAAACGTAAAGTCGTATTGACTACGCTTGTCTTGATCTTTTAGTGTGTTGTATGCTTCTGTTATTTTTGAAAACTTTTTAGGATCGCCGCCGCGGTCAGGATGACTAGTTAACGCAAGCTTTCTGTAAGCTGATTTAATTTCATCCTGACTGGCTGTTTTGTCTATATTAAGTATTGTATAGTAGTCGTCCATACTAATACTTATTTGCTATCCTTCTTCTTGTTAAAATTTTCTACACCTTCTTTGGCGTAAAAAGCAGCAACAATAGCAGCAACAGAAACAAAGTATGTAGGTGCTATGTCTTTAAGTAACCCACCTGCGGTTTCTAATCCGAATAAACTTGTACCGATTATCGAAAACGGATACAGCAACATGCCAAACAAAGCAAACCATGCCATCATACGCTGAGCATCTTGTTTCTTATCGTCGTTTTCGATTTGAATCATACGCTCAGCTTTTGCCATCTCTTCGTCTGTTACAATTCCGTCACCGTCTTCGTCGAACTGATTATATATCGAATCCTTTTCGAGTGATTTCCCCATTTACTTTTTCGCTTCCATTTTCTTTATAGCAGCGTCGTAGTCTTCTCGACTAACAATACCTTCATTTAACAAACGTTCTCTGTTAACGGCATGTGCTGCTTGCGTGTCTTCTTTTGATCCGCCAAAGTACGGCACACAATGTCCTTCTTGGGTCATGATTTCAGTAATCATTCGTCCGTCCTGCGCAATAAAGTCGCCGAGGATTCGTCCGAACTTGCCTTTCATGTCTTCGCCGTGTTTGTTAACTTGAGTTTTTAGAATACACTCGTCGCCGAGTATTTGTTTTAGTCTTGCTTTAGCAGCTTCGCCGAACAAGTCTTCTACTCTGTCACTTGTTCTCGACTCTGGTGTGTCGATGCCCATTATACGAACACGTTCGTCCTTAAGCATTACTCCAAAACCTAGATCAATATCGACATCAACTGTATCTCCGTCGATAACTTTTACTACGTATGCTCTATATTCGTACATTGTTTCCCTCCCCGAAAAATATACCTTATCTTCTAGTTTTACGCCTTCCGTAACCTAGTCTTTTCATGATGACTAATCTTTCGTCATCAGTATACGTTTTCCATCGAGCAATCTCCTCTCTAGATCGCTCGCAGCCTACGCAAACACCCTCTATAATGTTACATAAGCCAACACACGGAGTAACGTACACAGTTATTCTACATTAACGTAATAATTTTCATATGCTGCTATTATAGCCTGCTGCTGCTGTATTATCTGTCTTGCGTTTTGATAGTTAATTGATATGTTAGCATAACCTTCGTCTGATAACGAGAAAAATACAACAGGTTCGCCAGACTTTTCAAGTTCGGCAAATAATTGTTCATAGTTTTCTTCAGTGAGTAGCACCCATGACACTTCTTTTTGATCTACTGTGTCAATATCAGGCAGTGTTAGTTTTAGACGCTCAGTTGGCGCACTAGTTACTTGTATTGGAGTAACTAAGTTACCTCCGCAACTAGTAAGTGCCAGTAATGCTAGAGAAGCTAAAATTACTTTAATCATTTACTTTCTCCTCTTCTTCTGTTACTGGCGGCTGCCATAACCACGGACACTCGCTGTTAAATGAGTTGCCGCTTTCAGCAGCTAGTTCATCTTCTGTAAGATCATCACCGCTAAGAATTTCAATACATCTGTTGGCTTTTACAGTAGCACGATTAATAATACGTTCTACTAACACCGGCTTTGCTTCGCCTAGTAACCCTAAGTCGTGTCGTTCTAGTTTGCCTATTAGGTTTTGATTTTGTTTGCGTATTGCTGCGAACTCGTCGTTTACTTTTTGTAGCTCCTCAGTCGCAAGTTTAAAATCTCTTTGTAATACTTTAATTGTTTCTTCGTTAGTCGCTACTGCTTGCTGAAGCTTTGCTTCGTTTGCCCTTGATATATCTAGCTGGGTCTGTAAGTGATTTACATACCAAAATATTCCAAGTGCTAATGGTATTAGAGCTGCTACTATAATTAGCATTAGCTTTGCTCTTAACATTTTACAACCTTTCTGCTACTAAACAGTAGCCGTTATTTTCAATAATAAGTTTGTTACCGTATTTGGTAATATCATAGTCACCTAGATATTTTACCATAAAGATTATTTCACCAAAGTCGTTAAAGTTATACGATTCTGTAAGATTAGCATGTACTTCATTATGAGTAGCAAAGTCAATTACATTAAATTGGATCGGATCGGAATATACCTTTTTAAGTGTTAGAATATTTTCATCGATCTTAATACTATCAAGAAAGCTCTTTTTAAAGAAATTATCTATGTTGTGATTTTCAGCTACTTTTAAATCTACACCGTAGCGATCAGGGTCAGTAATAACTTGCTTGGTTAGATTTTCTTCTGTAGCCGGCACACTTTTAAAGTTTTTGTAGTATCTAAACTTGTAGTCGTTACAGTCTGTAAGTTTTTCAACGCCGGATAGTATTTCTAAAATATGATTAATAGCCGACTTGTCTCTAGCTATTTCAGAAAACACTCTAAAGTGGCCATCGTCTTGTTCGCCGCTTGATACTGCGCTATCTAGAATAAAGTGATAGCCTGCTTCTAGAAATTTTACTAGATCTTTAGCAGGCGGTTCGGAGCTAACATCAAACGAAATAGTAACAATGTTTTTGTCTTCGCCCATCTTACTAGAGTACGTATCAATGTCAAACGTCTTTTTTACAAGATCCTTAAGATCACCTTGACTTAACCCCATTTTATACTCCGCCCATTGCTAGTGGATCAGCGCCGCCGAGGCCTGCCATATCGTCAGTAGCAATATCTTCAACTGGCGGCTGCTGTCCTGCGTCCATTTGTTCAACTTCGTCTTTGTTAAAAATGTCTTGACCACCGTAAACACTCTTCATCAAAGACTTAGGCATCTTAATACCTACAATATAAATCTTCTCTCTAAGAAGCTTGCCTTTTTTAGTACCAGGGCGAACATCATCTGTGTGCTTGATCTTCTTAGGAGTCACAAAGTAACTTGTGCCTGTTTTAACTAACACTTTATTACTGCGCAGGCGCTTGATAGCTGCCTCGTCTGGTCTTTTCTTATCGGGCCACATAAAGTAACAAGTTACCCAATACTTACTAGCCATCGGCCCTTGTAGAAGCTCGCCGTTGTCCCAGTTATCGTAAACGTAAATATCAAAGTATTCGTCAAGCACTCTCTCAAAATCTTTGAGAATTTGAAGAGCTGTTGTACTGTTATACACTCTGTCAATATTATTTAAAAGTCGTTCAACATCATACATAGTTTTTATCCTCTAATAGTATTTATCAAGCAATAGCTGTATATTTCTCTTTATCGACTGATATAAATATTTTTGCGGGAGAGTATAGGTGCTCTGTTGCACCGCTAACAAGGAGACCTTTAATGGGTATGAAGCGTAAAGCTAAAGCAGGACCAAACTACCAAAATCATAACAGTATCCAGTTGAAACCGAGAAATCAAAAACAACATGAATACATAATACAACTAACAGACTTTAAAAAACACATTGTATTCGGAATAGGACCAGCAGGAACAGGCAAGACGCTATTAGCTGTAAAAGCAGCAATTAAATCATTTAAAGAAAAAGAAGTAGATAAAATTGTTATCACAAGACCAGTAGTAAACGTAGATGAGGACTTAGGTTTTCTACCTGGCACACTAGAAGAAAAAATGGCACCGTGGACACGTCCGATATTTGACGTGTTTAAAGAGCATTTTTCTAACAAAGAAATTCATTCTATGATGAGTGAATCAGTTATTGAAATTTCACCACTAGCTTACATGCGTGGTAGAACTTTCAAAGACAGTTACATTATTGCTGACGAAATGCAGAACGCTACATCTAATCAAATGAAGATGTTGCTAACACGTATTGGCGATGACAGTAAGATGGTTGTAACTGGTGACTTAGCACAGACAGACCGTGCTCAAGACAACGGCTTAATGGATTTCTTAGGTAAATTAAATAGTAAACACAGTAACTATATTGAAACAGTTATGTTTGATCATTATGATATCGAACGTCACCCTGTGGTTGCTGATGTACTAAGGATTTACGACTAAGCACGCACTAGTACATACTTTAAGAATTCATTATAAGTATATACAGTGCCTATAGATTCTATAGTATCGGAATTTCCCCTTACTATTTCTATAGTTTTCAAGTAGTAAGGGGAAAGCCAAATCGCTTTCCCCGTTGCTGACCTAGTAGGCCACCAAGCAAACTTTTGCCGCCATTTAGTTTTTCGTTGGGTGTCCCAACCTACAAACGGCATCTATACAGCCATCTCTGCTTTGATGCTAGGCATAGGGTTGTAATTTTCTAGCATATAGTCAGTTGGCTTTGTTGTTAGCAGTGTTTCTAAACTATTGAACTTTGGCATTGTTAGTTCTGGCAACAAGCTAGGTTCACGGGCTAGTTGCTCTGTAACTTGAGCAATATGATTATTATAGATATGGCAATCGCCACCGCTCCAAACAAAGTCTCCTACTTTTAGATTACATATCTGCGCAAGCATATGAGTAAGCAAACTGTAGCTAGCAATGTTAAATGGCACACCTAAAAACATATCAGCACTACGTTGATACAGCTGACAACTAAGCTTGCCGTTAATTACACTAAACTGTGCTAGTGTATGACAAGGAGGCAGTGCCATTTTGTCAATTTTGGAAACATTCCACGCACTTAAAATATGCCTACGTGAATTAGGATTCGTTTGAAGGTCGCTTATTAGCTTTGTGATTTGATCAATCTTATCCCAGTTTCGCCATTGTACACCGTATACTGGTCCTAGCTGTTTCTCTGTATCTGTATTACGATATCCGAGCGCAACACCTTGGGCATCGGCGTTAGCAGTCCAAATAGTTGTTTTGCCTACTAGTTCTTCACGAGGTTGATCATAGTGAATTTCAGCTAGTCTGCGTTCGTTACTGCTGCCTTCTAAGAACCAAAGTAGCTCACTTACTACGCTGCGCCACGCTAGCTTTTTAGTTGTTACAGCAGGAAAGCCTTCTTGTAGATTGAAACGCATTTGATAACCGAACACTGCGGTTGTGCCTACGCCTGTACGATCTTCGACAGATTCGCCGTTTTCTAGTATGTGTTTAAGTGCTTCTAAATATTGTTTCATTAATCTTCATTCTTTACTAAACTAAACCCGACATGTGTAAACCACATTCGTGAATGCTTCATTGCGAAATCAATATCTTTTTCTGGATAACCGCTTTCCTTAAGCATCTCTTTATAATCTTTACCGTCTGGTAAATGCTTAGGGAAACCATACCTCCATCCAGAAGGCGGATCAATCATTGTACCATACTTGTGATGTACTGACTTAATCATTATTCATCGTCCTTACGTTCGTGTGGGTTAAGTTCGCCGGGAAGAATGTATCCCAATTCTTCCTCAGCTTCTTGGTTGACGATGAGAGCGTTAATATCTACAACTTCTTCTTCACAGGCTCCGGTACAGTAGCAGCCGTTTGGAGAATGGCATCCACGTTTCATCTTTTGTCTTCCTTTATTTTTAGGCATTGCTCGGTAGTTTCATCCATTTTTCTACGTAAATGCCATCTGTTGGCTGAGCATAGTACATAGAGTACTGCTCTTCAATTATAGTACGAGGAAGGAATACATCACACTGATATGTGCCTTTTATTCTACTAAGCCAAAATTCATCAATAATGCTTACACAGCTATTAAGTATCTGTGCGCCGCCTATGATCCAGATATCTTGTTTGTTGCCTAGCTCTATTATTTGCTTTACTGGATTAGGCTCTAAGTTTATTGCTCCTGGTGCGTCGAACGGAAAGCTACGTGACAGTACATAGTTGTCACGGTTGGGCAAAGGTTTTATAGGCAGACTATCCCAAGTGCGTCGTCCCATGATAACTGGCATCCCAGTAGTACAGTTTTTAAACCATTTTAAATCTGCTGAATTATGAGGCCACGGTAAGTCACCGTCTTTGCCGATACCCCACGCATCGTCGCACGCTAAAATAGCTCTAATCATTAGTCGCCCTTTCCTGGCTTGTCTGAGAAGTGTTCCAACTTGCCTTGTATACCGTGCCACTCAGCAGCATCGGCCGGTACATCTTCAGAGCGCATCGCAGTAATGTTAGGCCACGCCTCGCTCCACTTTTGATTAAATTCTACCCATTCCTTTGCGCCATCTGCCGAGTCAGGTAAAATAGCATCAGCAGGACATTCGGGCTCGCATACGCCGCAATCAATACATTCGTCAGGATTAATTACAAGCATATTTTCGCCTTCGTAAAAGCAGTCTACTGGACAGACGTCAACGCAGTCCATATGCTTACAACGAATACATTGATCATTTACTACGTAAGTCATACTTCATTCTTTTCCAAAACTTATCTTCACCTTTGCTAACATTCTCATGCCATGCTTCAGCAGCGTTATCATCAGCTAGGTCTGTAATATACTTATAGCACTCAAACGTCGTTCCTGTCAACCGACATGTTTTAGCAATACCGTATGCTTCCATGTCAACGCAGTCGCTTGTTAATTCAGGTTGTGCTGTTACAAAGTTATCACCCGTGCTTACGCTGTAATCGTGTACATCTGATATTCTAATATCACTAGCATGAAACTGATCATACGGTGTTGTTCCTAAAGGTACCAACGGACGAGCGTCAATATCTCTTTGGCGAACAACACCGATTTCCAGCAAACTGCCGACGTGTAACTTACTGAATGCGCCGGCAGTGCCATAGTT